GATGGCTGCTATGCGGATACTGAGACCCGCAGGTCAACCTTGTCATTTGGGTTCTTGAAACCAGAGTTCGCGAAGAAAGCTTCCGAACTAAGCAGCAAGGACGGCGGTGAGCTCAAGGCGCAAGGTGTCATCACTGCAAGCGCAGCAGTACAAGCTATCTTTATGGATGCTTGTGATGCGTTGACCCATGCGTGGGCAAGGGGCATGCGACAAGGCAAGTTTTCTCCCGTTGGTTTTAAAGAGCAAGACATTGACTCAGTGTTGGCGACATTTGAGTCAACATATGAGTTAGATTTAGAAAAGCAAGACTCCTCCCATGCGGCAGTGCACGTCTTGGTGGCATGTAGGTTTCTGGAGATGGCGGCAGATAAGCTGGGCCTCGCGGCAATGGCACGCGAGATACGCGAGCAGCGAACCGTCCGGATGATGAAAGATCCTTTCACATTCATCTTACAGATGGCGCTGGCAAGCGGAGATCCTTGGACTTTGATCTTTAATAAGATCATGGCAGTGAGTTCTTTAATCTCTGTGTCGGACCTGACTCATGTCAGGCTAATGCAAACCGGTGATGACATTACATTGGACCGACAACCCGCTTGGGATCACCGAGCTAAGTTGAAGGCGCAAGTGTCAGCAAACCGTGGCTTGACTTGGAAGCAAGAGGAACGTTCACAACGCGAGAATGGTGTCACGTTCATCAGCCGTGGTGCATTGCCAAATCGCACGATCGTGTACAAGGCTTTGCGCACAGTTCTTAAGTACGCAGCCCGGCGCAGGACCAGATTGCAACACGCGTCATTTGGCGCGGATACTGAACGGTTATTGAATGCATCAAGCCGGATGGGCTTGATGGCGTACGTTGAGGCGAGATGTAAGGTGTTCGGGGGTGACCCGGCGGTGGTACATGACATGTGGGCGAGAGCTATTGAATTAGCCCGAATGGATTTTGACAATATCCCGTCTCACTTAAGAGACGATGATGAAAAGCCATTCGAGATACTCTCGAGGTCAATTGGTTGCTTTGGCTATGCTCTTG